GCTCGGTTGCTCTTCCTGGACTATCGGGGTGATCCGATTGAAGTGATCATGCAGATTCGTGAATGGCTGAAGTCCAAAAAGCTGCATTTGGATGCAACAGGCAATGATGTGCAAATTTCATTTAGCAGTGAAATTATTGATGCCAATACCTTTGATCTTGAGATTGATTTTCCGCAGCGCGATAAAATCGTGATGGATGATAATGGGTACCATGTTTGTCCGGAAATGATCTGGAGTGATAAGTCTGGAAAATTTGTACCTGCAGGAACTGAATAATGGATGCCTATGCTGGATTAGATCATTGGCTTGATCAGATTGCGCTGCGTCTTGAACCAACCCAGCGACGAGAACTGATGCGTCGTTTGGCTCAAGGTTTAAGGGTACGTAATCGGGATCGAATCAAACAGCAGCGAGATCCAGATGGCCATCGTTTTATTCCGCGTAAACGCAATCAAATTGGAAATAAAAAGCGCCAAGGCGATTTATTCCAAAACATCGGTAAAGAAATAAAAACTGAATATTCTGCAGATCATGCTGCAGTCGGTTTTGGTGGACGTATTGCACAAATTGCGGAAGTTCATCAAGAAGGTAAAACCATTAAGCCTAGTCGTTATGCAAAAGCCACAAAATACCCTATTCGAGCATTGGTAGGATTTAGCAAAGACGATGAAAAATGGATTCAGAATGAAATTTTTAACTTTTTATTAAAAATATAGAACTTTAAAATTAATAGATTTTTTCTAAAATCAGGTCTATAATTCCGATAAATCTATAACTTTCAAATATTTAAATGAAATCTAAAGTCAATAACTCACCTAATCCAGATAAAGAAGAAAAAGACGAAATTAATAGACTTGAAATGCTAATGACAATATCTACAAATATTGCAGCTTTTTTTTTCCTATTAATTTTTTCTTTATACTTTATAAATTTTGGTTTAGGGAGTTTTGAATTTTCACAAGATAAAAGTGAATGGGGAGCATTCGGAGATTTTATTGGGGGAATATTAAATCCTATGATTGCAGCTTTTGCTTTATTTTGGTTAATTACTTCTGTTAATCTCCAAATTAAAGAGTTGAGAAAGACAAATGAGGCTTTAGAAAAAACTGTTCAAACAGCTGAAAAACAGCAGAACCAATCATCAATTCAAAACTTTGAAAGTTTATTTTTTCAATTACTAAAAACAAAAAATGACTCTTTAGATGACATTGAATATAAAAAACAAAATTATGATAGTAATCAACCAACCACTATCACTATATTAAAATCTGTTGATGCTATTAAAGAACATATTATAGATTTTAAAAATGACCCTAGAGGAGATTGGCTTAATTATTACGAAGAAAAAATGCTTGACTACACTGGAAGCTATTTTAGAATTTGCTATCAGGTAGTTAAGCTAATTAATAAAAGTGAAATATTAAAAGCTAGTATTCCAATGAGCGAGGACAAAAATATTGTTTATTCTGCTGAACAAAAAAAATATTTTGATATTTTTAGAGCTACCCTAACAAAACACGAAATTGAAGCTTTCTTTTTTAATTGCCTAAATCAATATGGAAATAAAAAATTCAAGAAAATGATTGAAAAATATGGCTTATTTGAACCTTTGCCTATCGATCATGATCGCAAAAATGAAAAAAACCATCGTCTTACAAGATATGCATATCAGTATGAATCAATAGTTTTTGAACAAAATTCCTCATGGAAAAATTACTTCAGTGAAATTAGTAAAATAGATATTACTATTAGTTTAGAAAATTTAGAATCTACTTTTAAAAACTTACTGTCTACAGGTATTATTATCCCTTCATTAATTCACGGCTTACACCCAAATAGCTTTGAACAAACTTCTGGTTTTTGTTACTCCTTCAATGGAAATATAAATAGTAAAGATATTTCCATTATATTTTCAGAAGAAAATCTAAAATTAATAAAAGATACTCCTTTATACAATAATCTGAAATTTGAAATTTGCCAAAAAGAGGAAAGAATAAAGAATATAAATCAATATATTAATAAGAGTATTTCTTATTTTAAAAGTTATTCTATAGAAAATTATAACGATGAATTTGCAGAAATTTGGAATCATCCAGCAGATCGTAAGTCAATAAATCAATTGAATGAAATAATAAAAGAAGTAAATAGTCAAATTAGTAAAATTAAGAAGAAAATTGAATTTTTAGATCAACAGCTTATTTCAGTCCGAGAATCTGAAGTCTCTCTTACAGCATTTATATTAATTAAATACGGAATTTCGTATAACGAATATTCGGAGTATATGAAATCCAAACAAGCTATTGATAACCCAACTCAAAAAATTTAATTGAATAAGACCACTGCAAATCGGTGATCGATTTTCATAAATCAAATAATATTTTATGTAAAAATATTATTTGTATATCTGAGTAATTACTTGTATTTTTTTACTTTATTTCTGATTAAAATTTACTAACTACTTCTCTCATATATTTTAAATTCCCAATTAGACTTTAAACAGGATTTAATACATCGCAAATCACAAGTAATTTGCTCATCATTCCCCTCTCTAAACTCTAATTCTAAACAATAATGGTTGAACTCAGATGTAAATGCGGAAAATTACTGTGCCGCATAGAAAAACTCACAGTAAAACTTGAAATCAAATGTCCTCGATGTCGAGTGCTAAATCATTGGAACGCCTAGAGCGTCAGGTTAGATAGCCCAGAGCTACCAACGGAGTCGACTTATGTCCCCGAAAACTAACCCTAACACTTCAACTAAAACCAATTATAACGCTTCTGGCCGGTCTTTTTCAGGTTGGTTAGGCGGTAAGTCACAACTGGCACGTACCATCATTGAGATGATGCCCGAACATAAGCATTACTGTGAAGTGTTTGGCGGTGCAGGATGGGTTTTATTTAAGAAATCAACGTCTACACTTGAGACCATCAATGATGTAAATGGGGATCTAATTAATCTGTACCGGGTATTTAAATACCATCCTGAAGCATTAGAAAAAGAATTTGAAACGCAGCTGATCAGTCGTGACGAGTTTGAACGCTTAAAGGCCGAGAAAAATTCATCCCTGACCGATGTTCAACGCGCAGCGCGTTTTTATTATTTGCTACGCACCTGCTTCGGGGCAAAAGTTGCCGAGCCGAATTTCTTTTCCCATGCAGAGCGTCCGCCTTCTTTAAAACTCGGTGATGACTTGAAAACAGTACTTTCAACCATTCATCAACGTCTGCAGAAAGTAAATATTGAGAATCGGAATTATGATGTTTTGATTCAAAAAATGGATCGGGAGGACACCTTGTTCTATCTAGATCCACCGTACTACAACTGTGAAAAGTACTATGGCAAAGATATTTTTGGCCGTGATGATTTCATTAAATTGCGTGAATTACTGAAAAACATTAAAGGTAAATTTATTTTAAGCCTGAATGATGTACCTGAGGTGCGCGAGTTATTTGATGGCTTTTATTTTCATAGCAAAAAAATCCGCTGATCATTAAACAGCAAAGCCCAGGATGAAAATAATGGCAAAGAGCTGATCATCACCAATTTTCAAATTCCTGATTAAGCGTTAAACAGGATTCAAGTCCTCGCACTTTAAAAACAAATTGCCCATGATTTCGGTCATGGGCATTTTACGTTTGTATAAGCATGACGAATCAACTTTTAAGACAATTTCAAAACCTTTCTAGCATCGGTACCGTGATCGCTATCGATGCTTCAGCGTGGAAAATTCGCCTCAAAATTGATGAAAATGAAACGGACTGGATTCCCATTCCAACAATGGCTGCAGGTGTCGTCAAAGTTTGGCGATGCCCATCGTTAGGAGAACAATTTTCTGTTTCAGCCCAAGGCGGTGAGCTCACCAGTTCCGTCCCCCAGATCAGTCTTTTCTCTGAGGCATTCCCTCCTCCAAGTACCGATCCGAATGAAGTTTTTGTACAGATCGGTGAGCATTTTTTAAGTGTCAATATTGAATCCGGAGAAGCCCTGTTCAAATTAAATAAGTGTACTTTTGATGTACCGGAAACCATCTTTACTGGCAGCGTCTATGCCGAAAAAGCCATTTCATCCAATGAAGATGTCACAGCAAAAGAAGTCAGCCTTGTGGATCACCCTCATGGCAATGTCATGAATGGGCCAGGACAGACAACGCAGCCCCTTCTTACTGGAGGTGCGACAAATGATTAAAGGCATGTCACGGTATACAGGAAAAACCATTCGGGATGATGGGCAACTGCCTGCCCACCTTGAGCAATCCCTGCATGACATTTTAAGTACTTTACTCGGTACCCGAATATGCCGACGAAATTACGGTTCTCTTTTACCACATTTAATTGATCAGCCCTGCAATGACATCACCAAATTAAAAATTATGAATGCCTCAGCTACAGCCATTATTCGCTTTGAATCCCGACTTAAAATCAAGCAGGTTCAGGTCAGTAGTACAGACAGTCAGAATGGATGGGATGTCACGCTCATTGGCACATATTCGCAATATAACCAAGCTCAAACTTTCAAACAGAGCTATACATTTGGAGCAGCTGCATGAGCACCATAAACCGTGTCGATTTATCCTCATTACCTTTTCCCGATGTTCTTCAGCAGTTAGATTTTGAAGCTGAACTTTTAGCCTGTAAGCAGGAGTTAATTTCAAGAGATCCAGAACTGAGCGACGTTCTTGATTTTGAAAGTGAGCCTTTGGTTAAGCTACTGGAAACCTTTGCCTATCGTTTTTTATTAAAGACTGGACAAATTAATGCAACCGCCAAAGCACTGATGTTGGCTTATGCCACCAAATCCGATTTAGATCATCTGGCTGCCAACCGTGATGTGTACCGAAAAACCATCATTCCTGCACAACCCAATGCCATTCCCCCGATTGAAGCGGTGATGGAGTCGGATGAGGATTTACGTCGACGAGTGCATTTACAGCCTGAAAGCATGTCTGCAGGTTCAGTCGGTGCCTATCAATTTTGGGGTCTAAGTGCACATGGCCATGTCAAAGATATTTCTGTCGAAACGCCAGAAGAAGGTCATGTCAATATTTGGGTACAAAGCCATATTGATGAGATTGCCCCACAAACTTTACTTGATATGGTCGATGAGACTTTAGATTCAGATACCCGACGACCGTTCACCGATCAGGTTCATGTCAAAGCTGCGACCGTAGAAGAGTGGCAACTCAATGCAACCCTGGTTCTTTTTCCTGGCCCCGACTCTGCCGTGGTCAAAGCAGCTGCTGAAGCGGACGTAAATTTATACATCAAAAAAATATCATCATTGGGTTATGACGTAACGCGTAGCGGACTATTCCGATCCTTGCACCAGGGTGGTGTTCAAAATGTCATTTTAAACAGCCCAGCATCCGATATTGTCTTACCAAAGAGCCGTTATTCAAAATGCACTGCGATTAATATCAATATTGTGGAGTTTACAGATGTCTAGTCTTCTCCCGCGAAATGCCACAAAACTAGAAAAAAATATAGAGCAGCTTGGTGAAAAAATTTCCCTCATTCCAGTCCCTTTTGTGGATTTACACAGTATCGATCATTGTCCTGTCCCTCATTTGCCTTGGCTTGCATGGGAGCACCGTGTCGAATATTGGCAGCCCGACTGGAATGAACAAGACAAGCGAAATGCCATCCGTGAAAGTGAGTCTTTTAATGCTGGGCGTGGCACACGATCATCCATCTCTAGCCTCCTCAGTACCGTCGTCGACAATTATCAACTAAAGGCATGGTATGAATTTAATCCGCCACAAAAGCCCTTTACTTTTGTGGTCATCATTAATCCTCAGTATCTGCTTTCAATTGAACAGTTATTACAAGTTCATACCGCGATTGATGCGACCAAATCCGTCCGAGATAACTATTCCATTTCCGCCAAAGTACAAACTCTTTGTGGTTTTTACCTTACAGGTTCGGTCACCTCTGGCACCAAAATTCATTTAGAAAGTATGTAAAGAGAAGAATATGCCTGCAAAATATTACGTCACACTTACCAATTATGGTGCAGAACTTGTTGCTGCAGCTCACGACCTGCAATCCATCACATTGACTGAAATGGTGATTGGTGATGCAAATGGTATCCCATACCAACCAATTGACCATACAGACTTAACCCAGCTCGTTCATCAAACCGCAGTTGTCGCAATCAGTGAAGTTAAAGTGGCAAATAAAAGTGCCACGGTTTCAGCGATTATTCCTGCCAATGTGGGGGGCTTTAATATTCATGAAATCGGCCTTAAAGATGCGTCAGGTAAACTGGTGTATCTCGGTAATTATCATGGTGCTTATAAACCGGTGATTGCTGAAGGTGGCGGTGGTGAACTTGAACTGGTGATCGATATTAAAGCCACGGCAGGTGCACAGGCTTTGATTGAAATTGATCCGCTAATCCTTTCTGCAAGTAAAACATGGGTATTGGAAAAATTTAATGAACTGTTAGAAGCAATACAAATTGAGCGTGATCAGAATAGTCAGGCTATTTCCGGCATGCAAGAAACTATCAAGTCACTGAATCAAGAGATTCAAAATTTAAAAAATAATCAGACTTCTACTAAAGATCTCATCAATCAGATCTTTCCGGTCGGTAGCATCAGTCTTTCAACACCGCTGAACGGTGTAAACGGTATAGTTTGGGGTGGCTTAGGAAATACCTATGACGTAAACCCATATGTCTATAGACGGACAGTTTAGTCTCCTGATAAATGGATAGGTGTCGAAAAGCGTATATTTTTTAAATCCTGATTAAGCGTTAAACAGGATTTTGCTCGTAGAATAAAAAAAGTCCTCCATTCATTATGACTCTAAAAGTACAACCCCTTTTGGAGTCTAAACAATGGCTGAACGTCATCACGGTATTACAGGCCGAGAAACAGCTTCTGGAAAAATCCCGATTCGCGATGCAGCGACTGCTGTGATTGCCATGCTTGCCTATGCAGATGATGCGGACGAAGAAACTTTTCCGCTGAATACCCCAGTCCTGGTCACCTCAATCAATCGCGTTTTACCTAAAGCCGGTGTGACAGGCAATTTACGTAAAAATCTGGAAATCATTTCGCAAATCACCTCACCAACCTTGGTGGTTATTCGAATTGAGAATCCATTTAGCCCCTCGTTAGATCAGTCGACGGTTATTGGTACCACAGATGAATTCGGTCAGCGTACAGGTCTTCAAGCCTTACTGACGGTTAAATCAGTTTTGGGAATTACTCCCAAGATTATTTGTGTACCGGATGTTGAAACGGTTGATGTTACCAATGCCATCGGTGCGATTTGCAAAAAGCTACGTGCCTATTCGTACATCACACCACGCGATGCTGAAGGCATGATTATGAAATCGGCAGAAGCTGTGGCGAATTTTCGTCAAATGCTGGCATTCCGTGAAATTGAAATCATCTGGCCAGAATTCACCAGCGGTAATGTGTTCCTGGGTAGCGGTGATTCCGATCTGGAATTTACTGATATTGCACTTCAAAAAACTCCAGCAGATCGCTCTTTCGTTACACTGACTTATGACCTGTATCGTAATGGTGAAAAAATAGAGTCCAATCAAACTGTCGGTGATCCAGAACCTGACAGTACCTCCGGTTCATTTATCAACTGCATAGAAACTATTTTTCAATCCTACCCTGATATTTCAATAGATCAGGGCGGTGGTGGCATTGCACATTTCAGCACTCGCAATAGATACCGCATTTTCGGCAACAAAGGTGATTTAGAAAAAGATTCTATCCGTCTGATATTCAAACAAAATCCATCTCAAGAAGATGACCTCTTTCCAATGCTTACAGATCGTTATAGCGGACAACCTTTTAATAGTCCGATTGAACTGATTACTTTGGGCAAAACCATGTATGAAGGAGTCTAATCCTCATGACTTTAAAATATGGAACAGGCATTTTTACTGCTGCCGTCGCTGCTGCAGCATTACGTGCTGAAACGGATCAGAAAGTCGGATTTCATAAATCTCTCTCCAATATTCCCGTGACGGGTCCAACAGGAATCAGCCAGCCGATTACCTGGGATCTGGAGGATCCTGACACCGATGCCGGTTATTTAAATAGCCAGGACATCACCACCATGATCCAGCATATGGGTTTCCGTTTTTGGGGCAATCGCAACTGTTCAGATGACATTCGCTTTTCCTTTGAAGTGGCGACACGTTCAGCCCAGTTCTTATTGGACACCATTATTAATGGCTGTTTTCCTTTCGTGGACCAACCACTGACCCCTTTTCTAGCCAAAGATATTATTGACTCGATTAATGCCAAGTTGCGTGAACATGTCGATGCCAAGCATTTGATAGGTGCATCGGTCTGGTACGACCAGGCTGAAAATTCAGTCGAGCAGTTATCGCAAGGTGTGATGTGGATTGATTACGACTTTACCCCTGTCCCTACGCTTGAAAACCTGGGATTAAACCAACGTATTACCGACCGTTATTTAGTTGACTTTGCTCAAATGATTAATGGCGCAAATACCACTGAAGGAATCTAAGCCATGCTTCCACGTACGCTCAAAAACTTTAATGTATTTGTGAATACATACTCATGGGCAGGTGTCGCTGAAAGCGTCACCATTCCCAAAATCACCAAGAAGACTGAAGACTATCGTGGCGCTGGCATGATTGGTGATATTGCCTTGTCAATGGGCTATGAAAAGCTTGAAGGCGAAGTTGTCTATGCCGGTTTTGATGTCAAACAGTACCGTCAGCTCGGTGTTTGCGGCACTTCAGATTTACCTGTTCGTTTTGTCGGTGTCTATGAACGTCAGGACAATTGCACCTCCCAAACTGTGGAAATCTATACCCGTGGCCAAGCCATTGAACTTGATCCTGGTGAATCTAAAAATGGCGAAAAGACAGAAATCAAAATGTCTTACAACTTTACCTACTACCGTATGGAAGTGGATGGGGTGGTCGAGGTCGAACTAGATTTCGTCAATGGTACCGAGCGTTTTGGCTCAAGCAATGTCGCTGAAGAAATTAAAAAATTACTTGGTCTGTAAAGACCTGGTTATTCCTCCCATTCATTTTATTTGAGAAATCCATATGACCCCTGAAGTACAGCAGCAAAACCAAGAAGCGATTCAAGATCCGAACATGATCACGATCAATTTTGACGAAGGATTTAAGCGTGGTGAACAAACCGTTACTGAAATTGTGATCCGTAAACCGAAAACCCGTGCCCTTCGTGGTTTAACCCTGGTCAACGTCTTACAGCTTGATGTGGATACGTTGGCAAAACTTGCCCCACGTATTACCACACCAACGATGTCGGAAAATGATGTTTATGACCTCAGTCCTTCTGACCTGACCAAACTCAGCAAGGAAGTAATTGGTTTTTTCGTGAAAACCGAGGAAGACGACTTCCAGTAAGTACCGATGATGTCATCGCAGATCTGGCTGTGGTGTTTCATTGGACACCGACCGACTGTGATGATTATGAAATTGATGAATTAATGGATTGGCATGAACGTGCTCGAGCACGATGGGAAACAGATAGCAGATGAGTCAAATTAGCTTAAAAGCCATGTTGGAACTGGTGGACAAAGCCACTGCCCCACTCAAGGACATTATGGGTTCAAGTGAAAAGACCAGTGATGCTTTACGTGCCCAACGTGAAGAGTTAAAACAACTGAATAAATCGCAGTCGGATATTACGTCATTTCGACGTTTATCCACTGCATTGAAAGGAACCCGGCAGGATCTTGAATCAGCGCAGCAAACGGTGGCCAGACTTGCCCAAGAGCATGCCAGTGTGCAAAAGCCTACCCGTGCCATGATCAAGGAATTTGAGAAAGCCAAACTGAGCGTTAAATCGTTAAAACAAGCTGAACAGGATCAACTTCGTCAATTACAAATGCTGCGTAACGGATTAAGTCAGGCCGGAATCAGTACCAAATCCCTAGGTAGAGATGAGCGTGAATTAAAGTCGCGTATTGATGCATCAAGCCAAGCCTTACAACGAAAAAAGCAGCAGCTGGATAAACAGGTTGCAAGCCAGAAACGTATGAATGATCTGGTCAAGCAGCATAAAAGCACCCAGGAAATGATGGGCAAAGTTTCAGATACCGGAGTCAGAGCCGGTGCAGGTGCTGCGGTGGGTGCAGGAGCTTTGGCAGTACCCATTAAAGCTTATGCTGATGCTGAAGACGCGGCCACCACCCTTAAAGTCTCCATGATGCAATCGAATGGCCAAGTGGCGAAAGAGTTTAACGACATCAATCAACTGGCCAATCAACTCGGCACTAAACTCCCAGGTACGACTGCTGACTTCCAACTGATGATGGCCAAACTGGTTCAGCAAGGGATCAGCTATAAAGCCATTCTAGGCGGTGTTGGCCAAGCATCCGGTTATCTTGCAGTGCAGTTAAAAATGCCTTTTGAAGAGGCAGCCGAATTTGCAGCCAAAATGCAGGATGCGACCAAGACCTCTGAAAAAGATATGTTGAGCCTGATGGATACGATTCAACGGTCGTACTATTTGGGCGTCGACTCCACCAATATGCTGCAAGGTTTTTCTAAATTATCTGCCGGGATGAAAACCATTAAAGCAGAAGGTTTAAAAGGTGCCCAGGCTATGGCTCCGCTTTTAGTCATGGCAGACCAGGCTGCAATGGCAGGTGAATCTGCAGGTAATGCCTACAGCAAAATTTTCTCATCGATGATGGACACCAAAGGGATTCAATCCGCCTTAAAAGGCTCAAAACTGTCGATGAACTTTACCGACGGCAAAGGTGAGTTCGGTGGTCTGGACAAAATGTTTAAACAGCTGAGTAAACTTAAAGGCTTATCGACAGAGGCCCGTTTGCCGATATTGTCCGATATGTTTGGTAATGATGCGGAAACCATTCAAGCCTTAAATCTGTTAATTGATAAAGGTCAAGCCGGTTATAACGAAACCCTGGCAAAAATGAATGCCCAGGCAGATCTGCAAAAACGTGTCAATGAGCAACTCGGTACCTTAAAAAATCTTTGGGATGCCGCTTCAGGAACCTTTACCAGTGCAATGACCAACTTTGGTGCTGCAATTGCACCAGAACTTAAACAGGTCGTTACAGGTCTGACCGATGTTTCAGAAAGCATTGGCAACTGGTCTAAAGCCAATCCTGAACTCTCCAATGCCATCATGAAAACCATTACAGTGATTGTCATTTTATTAGGTGCATTCAGTGCAATTGCACTGGCACTGGTCACCCTACTCGGGCCGATGGCATTGCTTCGTTTGACCTTTGGCGTTTTGGGGGTTAAAGGCTTCAGCCTGATTAATGTGATCCGGCTGATTGGAGGGGCATTTTTATGGTTAGGTAAAGGGCTATTTATGGTCGGTCGTTTAATGATGACCAATCCTTTATTTCTGGCCATCGGCTTAGTGGCAATTGCAGCTTATATGATTTACCGCAACTGGGGTCCAATCAAGCAATTCTTTATTTCACTTTGGGGCAGTATTTCTGCAGGTGCCTCAACTTTATGGCTCAATCTTAAATCATTTTTTAGTAGTGGCATTGCCAATATCAGCGCCACCATCCTGAACTGGTCACCCATCGGATTATTTTATCGCGCCTTTGCTGCAGTGGTGAATTATTTTGGCATTCAACTCCCGAGCACATTTACAGGCTTTGGCCAGATGCTGATGCAAGGTTTAGCCAACGGTATTAGTAATGGTATTGCTGGTGTGATTGGAAAAGCTAAGGCAGCAGCAGCACAGGTAACCAATACCGTTAAAGGCGCTTTTGGCATCCATTCCCCTAGCCGGGTTTTTGCTCAACTCGGTGCATACAATATGCAGGGTTTAGCCAACGGGATCTCAAACAACAGTCATCTGGCCAACACTGCAGTAACCACAGCCAGTAAGGACATGTTGGGCTATTTTGATCCTGGAGCAATTCAATTTGATTCTCGTCCACCGATTGCTTCAAACAATAACAATTCAATGACGGCTTCCATGCCTGTACAGCAAGTTTTCAACATTTATGCTGCACCGGGTATGGATGAAAAAGCCCTAGCACAAATGGTCGCGACTGAAGTTGCTAAAGCACAACGTCCGCAGGCATCTGGAAATGTTCGCAGCTACAGCGATTTAGATTAGGAGGACAAGCCATGTTGATGAGTTTAGGACAATTTATTTTTAACACCAGTTCTTTGGCATTTAAAGAAATCCAGCGACAACGTTCGTGGAATTATGCAGACAATGCCGTGGCATTTGGCCGGGCCAAAAAACAGTTTATGGGTTCAGGTCAGGATAGTATTTCTCTTCCTGGTCTCATCTATGAAGAATATGGATTCGGTAGCCGTTTTGCCCTGGATGAATTGGCAAGCATGGCCGATACAGGACAAGGCTTTGTACTGATGGATGGCTCTGGTTATTTATATGGAGTCTATGTGATTGACAATATCGACGAGACCAAATCATTTCTTGTCGATAGCGGTGTACCTCGCAAAGTCGATTACACCCTTAAACTGTCCCGTGCCGATGATGATCGTATTGAAAATCAAGCTGCGCCTGAACGCATGGATGATTCGGTATGATTAAAACACCAGTTTGTATTATTACTGCCAATAACAAGCCATTAAACGCGCTGATTTCTAGTCGAATTATTAGTGTCACCGTGACAGATAACCGTGCCAATGAAGCGGATGAACTGAGTATTGTTTTAGATGATTCTGATGGTGCCTTAGAGTTACCTAAACGTGGAGTAAAACTGAATTGCAAGATGGGCTTTTTAGGTGAAGATATTCATGATAAAGGCGACTTTGTTGTCGATGAAACGGAATGGTCGGGTACACCCGATCTCATCACCGTGAAAGCCTCCAGTGCCAATTTTAAAAGCAAGATTAAGGAAGCAAAGTCAAAATCTTATCACCGTAAAAAGTTCGGTGATATAGCATCTGAAATTGCCAAGAATCATGAACTAACCTTGGTCATGGCCAACGATTTGAAAACCATAAATTTATCCCATGTGGATCAGACTAATGAGTCGGATCTGAATCTTTTACAACGACTGGCCAAACAGAATGGTGCTGAAATGGCGGTGAAAAAAGATCGCTTACTTATATTCAAAGCCGGTTCTGCAAAGACCGCTTCAGGCAAAAATTTACCTGCCTTGGTTTTGACCAGGAACGACGGTGATCAATTTCGTTACAGTGAACAGGATCGTGAATCTGACCATACGGGTGTATCTGCCAGTTATCAGGACACAGGAAAAGCCAAACGTGAAAAAGCTGTCGCAGGTGAAAAAGGAAAAGTGAAACATCTGAAGGGAACTTTTGCCAATAAAGAAGAAGCTGAACGTGCAAGCAAAGCAAAGATGGCTGAAATTAAAAGGCAGATGGCAAAATTTAGCATCACCACGGCTTATGGCATACCTGAAATGAGTACCGAGTCACCAGTTAAGCTACAGGGCTTTAAAGAAGAAGTGGATAAGCTGAAATGGATTGTTGAAAAAGCCACTCATAGCTATACTAAAAGTGGCGGACTGACTAGTCAATTGGAGTTAGAAGCAGGTATTTAATTCTTTAGATTTTTGGTACATGCCTTACCTTTAAATCATCATAGATTTCTATTGCAGCATCAATTCCATTAAATAAAAGCCCTGAAAACACAGCAATAACAGTACCAATAATAAGGGTACAGATTCCTCCAAATACTAATAACCAAGCGTCAACCTTGAAAGGAGTGAACCAACCACATTTATTAATAATGAAAACTAAAATATCATTTAGAGGAATAATAAAAATTGAAGAAAGATAAGTACCAACTAGAATAAGTCTTTTATTTTTGTAACTTTTTTTAGATGATGATGCTGTAAGAAAAATCTGATTATCTTCAATGGATGTTTTGATAAAATGACGTGCAGTAATTAATTTTTTAATCATTAAAAAAAAACGTTGTGGAAACTCTTTAATTACATAGTCAACTTCTAAATGACTAGTTTTTTCAGAACATACTAATGCTTGTGCAGCACAGTCCTTTTCGAATTTATCTTTATCAGAATTATAGTAATTATCTAAATATTCTTTTACCGCTTCCAACCTATTTAAGTAAAATTTTCTTCGATGGGTAAAACGCTTACCTTTATCCAACCAAACGATAAAAGGTACGAGAGCTACTAATACCGTTGTAATTTTTATTAGAATATCTAAATTCACTCATAACCCTTTTTAAATTAAAAATCGATCCTAATATCTAAGCAGCAATGCCGAATTTTGTACCTAATTCCTGTTTTATGATGATCATGTTGAGAAACAAAAATCAGTGGGTAATCTGCTCGATAGTTATAAGTAAAATTCTTTAGTCTAGCTTCTGAATCAATTGAAATTTGCTGAAGATATTCTTGCCATTGTGTAACCACCTCCATAACATTGTATTGTGTACTATTTAAGTAAATAAGTACGCCACCACTTTCGTTTGGATTACCAAGTGAATAGTCATTTACTAGCTGATATAACCCCTTTTCACTATATTTTTTTCCTCCATATAATTTAGCTTCGCCTAACCACTTAAATTTTTTGTTTTGGCTCCGTACTAAAATATCAACATGCCCATTGTGATTTGGATCGTGCTCGGCGATGAATCCACTTTCATCTAACATATGAGCAATTTGACAGGAAATATCATCCTCTAATTTCTTTTCTAATAACTCTAAATGTAATTCTAACTCTTTAGGATCCTGAATATTTCTTCTAGCAGAATCACATAATTGATTAAATGTTTTAACTGATGAGTTTTTCTTTGCTGAAGAGCAAACCTTTTCTGATGCAAGCACTAATTTGTCTTCTAAAAGATTTAAAAAATCGTCATGCGAATCTACATTAATAATTTTTATGAGCGTCTGGACCAAAGGGTGAGCATGTAATGGATTTGAATCATATTGTGTCATTTTTATGATCCAGAAAAAACTTTGTAACGGCAAAAAAAGGGATGACCTCTTCGTAAAATTGATCCTCTGTTAATTCTTCACCAGTATAGGGATGTGAAAACTGCTTAGAATTAATCATTCTAAGTACTTTCTCTTTTTTTACTTCCACATATCTATCTTCGACTGTTTTCCAAGCTGAAAAACCCTGCTCAAGAATTTTGATGTCTTCTCGAGTTAAATAGAATACGCTAGTAATAAAATCTTCATCACTTATCCTTTCATCAACGTTTTCACGCAATTCATCAAAACTAAAGCTGACTTCTCGGTCTCTACCAGCCACTATTAGATGATCTAAAATTAAAAAACAGCTATATCCAACGTCAGAAAATTCTGAAAATTTCTGAGCTTTAATTATCTTATGAAAATAACTGTTTTTTATTTCATAGTTCATGGCTTTTATCTATTAGCTAATATCTTATCAATCATAAAAGTATAATCTTTATAAGAATTTATATCGAAAATATGGGCTTCATATAAACTTTTCCCACCAGGTTTATTGAAATATCTATAATGTACTCCAGCATAAACTTGAGGCCATTTATTAGTTGCTCTTTCAAACCGCTTACTTATGCGATATGGGCGAATTTTACCACCTAAAGCTTCTTCTGCAGCTTTACCTCTTAAGTGATACTCAGCTTTACGGATATCACGAGCTCGATCTCTCAAAGTTTCATGGTGGTTATTCTTTGAAGTAGAGAATGAAGCTGACGTTACTTCTCCTTCCTCATTATCATAAAATTTTTGTATAGCTGTATAAAGGTTTTCAAATTGAATTTTTTCTAGTAAACGACAGTTAGTGACGCCAGCAACATCGAAAGCTTTATTAATACTCGTAATTAATTTATGAAAAAATTTGTCAACAGCGTTTGCTAGAACAATACTTCCCAAATCTAACTGTAAAATTACACGATTTTTTGTTGTATCTACAATTACAGCATCATAGCAAGTCACTTTGACAGGTCTATAACCAATTACACGATTATATTTGTCTAAGACAGAGGCAAGCTCGCCTAAATCACTTTCAGTTAACTCTTTACGTTCGGAAATCTCACGTACAATTTTAAAACAGTAAATTGAAACACCATTCCCAACATCATAGCTACTGTCAGCAATGTAATCAGAGTCAGAAAATGCCTCATCTACACTATAAATTTCGCTAAAAGCATCATTAAACTCATGAGATTCATCTTCAAACAAGCGATCAAGAATCATGATGAGCTTATCGTCATACAATATGTGATTAGTTAGAAGCTTATCTACTTTTTCTGCAATATTAGTTGCTGCTTCATCACCACAGCTGGCAGCTGCTGCAGTCAATGAGCTCCATCTATGAATTACCTCAATCCCCTCTCTTTCAAAGATATCCTCAACAATAGAAAGATCAATCCTACGCTCTTCACAGATTTTTATATTATCAATTAGTGTTTTCCGCGAGTGATTACTATCATTTTGTTCAATATTAAGTGCTGTTTGATCAGACATTTTTATAACTTTACATAATTTTTAACTTAGTTAAATTTATCGCAATTTAACAAAAGAATCATCCTCTATTAGACTAATTAATTTTTCTTTCTAAAGTTTTGTAAAATCTAACTCCGATAGAGAATTCTATAATCTTGAGTTAAATCATAGTTAATTTATCTGGATACAAAGAAGGACTCTGGCAAATGAATCAGGATAGGAAATCACCAGATTATTTAACAAAATAGAATTAGTTTTTTAAAATAGGCTAAAAGAATAAAGCAGACAGACTAATTTGTATGAAGGGTATTTGATTTCAATTTAATTATCAAAACTCAAAAATGCTCTCCTTTTCGAGAGAGCTATAACATGAAAACTTATTATTTTAGTCTATTTTGTTTATTTCTTTATTAGACCTTAACAACTCAAAAAAGCTGATCATCACTTCGTACTTTTCGTAACCAATATATGAATAGACACCAATTAATATTATTAACATCGCCAATAAGTTCTGTACTAGGAAATAGTTTATATACAATTCATTAACAGCCATATAAAACAAAAAGGTTAGCGATATTAGAATTGAGGCAACATAAGCGGATAAAGCATAGAATTTATTAGCGAATAAAGATTTTTGAAAAATTTTATTTGGCATTAATATTATTAAAATCAATATTGACCAATATAAAAATTGAATATCAATCTTACCAATTTGAGCTGGAACAAAAAGATTTCTAATAAAAATACTTGTAAAAATAATTAATCCGAAGAAAGCCGCTAATCTAGCGGTAACAACTAGAAAGTTAAAGTTTCTATCATTTTTTCCTGTGATTCCATCATAACAAACAGACCTTACATCCCTATAAAAATATGAATTAACATCATGAAATACCTTGTAGTCAATCAAATCCTTTGAAAACATATAAAGAGTTATGAGTTTCCCCTTATCTTTACACTGCATTACATCCTGAATAATATAGTCAGGAACTTGCTTATCTATTAAAAATCCTTCCATTTCCTTATTATAAAGTAATCTATCATTTATTCTTTTTTTAACAAGTCTAACCTCATAAAACTTAAGATAAATTTTATTTATCAAAAAGATCCATAACAATAAAAGTAAAATAGAAATAACAAAAAAATTAATACTTAGAAGACTCATTTAATTACCATCGCTCTCAGATTTTGCTTTAACCATTTCTGCACTCGCGCGTATAAGCTCAGTTCCAGCAGATAACTGATTCTGTACCAAGTCCCCAATTTTATCATTTTGAGTTTGATCCATATCATTCCCAAAATATCGAAGTGCCAACTCTTTGGTAATTTTTTGCTGATCTTCATCTTTTAGTGATTTTATAAAAATTGGATAAGCATTAATCTCGACATGCGTTTGGTATGCTTTTTCATATAGCTTTTTTGAATGCGCAGAACGACGTAAAAACAATGTGCAAAGCGTTATTCCGACTGCGATAATTAATAGTTTTACTGAAATAAAAACTGGCCAGTTAATTTGATCTATTGGAATATTAAAAGTATAGGCAATGGATAAAGAAGTACAGCAAACAGTAATGATTAGTGAATTTCTAAAATAATCATTGTTAAGTTCATATTCTTCTTCATATTTTCCAGATAAATCTTTATAGATTTTATCAGTTTCATTAGTTTCTAAAGCTAACTTTGCAGATTCTATATTCTGGACACTTATTGTTGCTTTTTCAACTTGCTCCTCTAAGTCAGAAATTAACTTTTTCGATGCTTTTTCATTCTCAGCAATACTTCTGATCGTATTGAAAACTTGAAATAACTCCTGAATAGAATTTAAAACATTATTTACATCATCTGAAGTAATTTCGATTGATTTTTGATTAATGGAATTAATTACTTCTTGCATATATGAAATAAAATTCTTTCCTACTATTATATATAAAAGATATTTATTATTCTCAGCGAAATAATTTTCACAATTTTCAGATAAAAAATCTCGTCTACTATCAATCATATAAATTTTAAGAACTGTTTCCTGATTCTCTTTAAGAGAAGGGGTTGTATTTGCTTCCTTAACAAATAAGTTAAGTTCATTAATTAACTCCCGAAATTCTTTAGTAAAACTTGAATATACTTTTTCTAAATCGTTCCCCATAGGCTCAGTAAAACTAAATCCCATATATTCCTCATAAAGTTTATTTATTCTTTAAGATTTTTTGAAACTATGCATCGACTCAACATGACCCGATCCATTAGCTCACAATGAGCCAAAGCATTGTATCAAAAAGACCTTTTCTTCTATATATAAATAGAATAAAGAATAGAGTTATAAAAGAATGATAAAAAACAAAAACAGTTGACTTAAAAAATATTTAAATTATATTGTCCATATCACAGCAAAATCTGTGATCAGATGTGGAAGTCTGAACTATCATCCAAGAGCGCAAATCAAAGTCGCTTATGCGACATTTTTTTTGCCCACTGTTTAGCAGTCGTTATGACAGGCTATGCAGGGCAGCTTCGTGCTGGCCGTGACTCTTGGAGCGGTACTTCCACCCCTGTGTAGTCTGTCACCATTCTGTGGAAGGAATGTTGGTAGATATTAAAACTTACCAAGAGAAAACGACTATGAACACTCAAAACAAAAGTGTGCATCAAGCACCTGTACGCCTCGACACCCTCTGTCTACAACGCTTACAAGCCTCTAACTTTGCTCAACCTCAAATTCATAAAAAAATTCTAAATTTCATTCGCCTACGTTTTACACGTTAAGGGGAATCGCATGTCTAAAATTTATATCAATACTGAACTTGGTACAGAAAAACGCTGTACCCGTTGTGGCGACTACTACCCTCTGGATACAGACTTCTTTTATAAAAATGGTATTTGGCGTGGCAAAACCCAATGGAGATCACATTGTAAAGCTTGTTTCACTGAAACATATCGAGGGGATAAATAATGAAAAACATCCTCCTTCAAAATCAAGAATACCCACTCATTGCATCACCGCAACTTGCAAAAGAGTTGGGTACAGCAGCAGCATCATTCCTGCAAAAATTGCATTTTTTATTAAGTGAAAATAGAAAATTTAAACAGAAGAAAAATCTAACCACTTACCTAAACCGTAAATGGTGGTTTCATACCTTTGAAGAATGGCAAACCACCCTTGGCATGTTCAGTGTTTCAACCATCAAACGTGCTGTGGCCAAGCTAAAAGAACTCGGCTTAATTGAAATCAATAAGCTTTCAAAAATTAAATCTATCCGTGTAAATTACTACACCATTAACTATCAAAAGCTTAAAGACCTGTTTGGTATATCTACATCTCAAACCAAGCCATCGCCTGTACCCAAGCCAAGTCCTGAAAATATTGTAGGTACGGATGCCCCAACTCAACCAGAAGCAACAGTAGAAAATCTAGTAACCATCCCAAGTGAACACCGTGCTTTGTACCGACAGCTTCGCCAGTTCAAACTGGACGTTTCTTATGATGATCCACGACTCCACTTTTGGGAGAAAAAAGCAAGATCCGTGATTGCCTATGCAGCTTCAGCATCAAACCGCTTAAATATAAATAAATGGCAATGGCACACACCAGAACAAATATTGCCTGAAGAACTTTTGAGGACTTAAAAAATGGGAATTGAAAAACACATTATTCGAGTTCAAGAACCACTTTCTAAAAAGCGTAAGTTCTTTATCAGCTCGAAGCATTTATACCGCTTGCTGCAAGCAGATGTTTCCTACAAAACTTTTGTAGAAACAAATATTGTATGGTCTCGACTTCGTGAAAACATTGACTACCATTTCAATGAGCAGCATGACACATACAATCTTTCAATATGTGCAGTACAGGCAATCTTGATTTTAGAGAATACAGAGAAGAGTTGGCAATTTTTCAATGAACTGACTGACCTGATAAATAACGGTTTTAACCGTTCTTAGAGGAATAATATGGATACTCAAACAAGATTATCGTTATTAGATCAGCACTTAACTTTGTTGATTGAATCGACTGAAAGCTGTGACTCGCTAACCGGTGAATCTGTGGCAGCAACATTATTTATTATTCAGGAA